GCTCATCCTCTCCCAAGGGAAAGAGACCCAAGTCCCCGTTAAGCATTCCTCCGGCTTATGAACAAGCCAGAAGAAAGAAACATCGGAGATCCTTTGAGGGACTTTCTCTTTCCACTTTTTATAAGTCCGGCCGGAATCATAGATGTCATCTACGACTATATCGGCCTCTGTCACATCCTCGCTCATTCGGAAAAAGAATCCTTTCTCTGCGGCCGCTGAGCAGATGAGATGGGCGGCGTGGATTCCTCCGCGGGGAATTCCGAAGACAGCGATTTCGTCTTGAATCGACGGATCGTCTCCCACAGCTTCATAGACGATTTGATTGGCCCGTCTTTGGCACTCTCTCCACGATAAATCGACTCTCTTTTTGGACATTCTCTTTCCTCCTTAGTTGGGAAGGGTTCATAAAAAAGGGAGAGAGGAATCTCTCCCCTCTCCCTTATCGATTCGTCGGGTGGATCTACTGAGGCAGATAGGGGAGAGGGTCTTCGGCCTTATTCAGGGAAAAGGCTTCGAGTCTCTCCTGGCAGGCCCCGCATTTGCCGCAGGCGATGGGTCCGTTCGTATAGCAGGTCCGAGTGAGATGATAGGGGACTTGAAGAGCGAGACCTATCTTCAAGATGTCTCCCTTCGTCGCAAAAAGAAAGGGGGCCTGCAATCTGACCGCGCCGTTGGTTCCAGCAGTGATCGCTTGCTGCATTGGCTTAATGAACTCGGGACGGCAATCGGGATAGATGGGATGATCTCCCGCATGGACTCCGGCCCAGATTTCGTCTGCTTTTTCGTCCATAGCGATGCCGGCGAGGACAGAGAGGAAGATCATGTTCCGTCCGGGGACGACAGTCGACTTCATCGATTCGTCGGTATAGTGTCCTTCTGGAATCGGGCCGACTCCCATCAGTGAGGAATTGAAGGACTCAAAGAGAGATTCTACGCAGATCAGCCGATGAGGGATTTGCTCCCTCTCGCAGATCTCCTTCGCGCATTGCAGCTCGAATGGGTTGTGGCGGCTCCCATACACAAAGGAGACCGCCGAGACTTCTCTCCCTTCCTTCCTCGCATAGAAGAGAAGGGTTGTCGAGTCCATTCCTCCGCTGAGAGAGACAATGGCTCTGAATTTTCTGGATGCTTTGAAAGGTTTCGTCATCGATGGGGCTCCTATAGAGTTTGGAAAAAGAGAGGGCTGTTTCCTATTGGAGAATGGCCGGGGCCATCTTGTGAAATTGAATTGAGAGGCGATAGCCGAAACGGAGGCAGAGAGAGGCCGCCGCCTCTAGGTTCTCTCGATTCTTCTCCTCGTCCCCTTCATCGAGAGGGACAAGGTAGACTTGATCCGGAGAGAATCCACTGCGAGGAGGCCGGCAGGGAGGCTTCGACGAATTGTTGATAGAGATTCGGGAGGGGAGGCCATCACTGGGGTCGATCTCTCCCGCTCTGATTAGGTACTTCCAAAAGCTGATAACCTTCAGATTGTCCCGCGGGATCTTCTCCGTCTTAGGAGAGCAGACGATCGTGGGATGGATGCCAAAGAAATCAATCTCCCGAATGGGGACCGATCCGTTCGTCTCGAATTGAATCGCTCGGCCGAAGTCGATGCCCAAGCCTCTTGCGACTTCCGTAATCTTCCTCTGCCGGAAGGGCTCTCCCCCTGTGATCACGATGATGTCATCTTCGCCGGCCGCCTCTTCGATAGAGATAATGGCTTTGGGGATCGAGAGATTCACTGCGGAGGGAGAGTAGATCGTATCGCAGAGGGCGCATTGAAGATTGCACCCAGCGAGTCGGACGAAGGTCGCAGGACGCCCAGAGAATGGACCTTCGCTTTGAATCGTCCGGAAGATCGAATGAATGGAGATGATGTCCGAGATGACGACGGGAAGTATGGGTTGCTGGTTCATCCTCTTATGCCTTTGCTGTTCTAAAGAATGAGGGAGCGGGTGATCTGTCCCCGCTCCCTCGATTCCCTCCCTTTCCCAAAAGGAGAGCCGCTTCGATCTATTATCGATGCGTCCTCCTCACCGACCTAGAAGCAATGAATCTCGGCGCAGCATTTCTCCGTCTCTTGGATGAGGACTCGCTCGACCTTTAGTCCCCGTTCTGTTCCCTCGAAGAATATGATTCTCTCCTCGGCGATCTCGAAGAGCAGCAAGGCCATCTTCTCTGCGGTCGGGTCTCCGGCGATGGTGACGATTCTGGGGTTTTCCTCTCCCTTCATCGCTTCTGCGATCGCTTCGACGAGGGGATCTTCTTCGTTCAGCATCACTGCATGATCCCAGAACAGATCAATGAATTTGGTGACGGATTCCTTCAGATCGGCGAAGTCGAGGACCATTCCATTCTTAGTGGGTCTCTCTGCGGAGATCTCGACTTCGGCGAGATAAGAGTGTCCATGCAGAAAGCGACATTTCCCCGAATGATTCATAAGACGGTGAGCCATCTCGAATCGATGGGCGATCGTGATCGTAGTTAGTTTCATTTTCCGTTCTCCTAATGTGAATCTAAGGCAAAAGAGAAAGCCCCGCGGGGATCGACCCGCGGGGCATAGAGAGAATCAGAGGGCAGGAGGACTACGTCTCTTCGATCCAGTAGCCCTTATCGTTTTTGCAGACCTGCATCCCCTCCCGTTCCCGGTTGATCCGGTTCGGGACTTGGACGTTGATCGTCGCCCGCATTGCCTCCTCTTCCCGGTCGGGGAATCGGTCCGCCAACTTCGCGAGAAGGGCTTCCTTCGTCAGGGGCTTTTTGGAGCTGCCCTTCTGCAGGAACTCGATGATGGAACCGATGACGCCGACGCCGGGTTTCTTCCCCTCGGCCTTTTTGATCGGGGAGCCGCCACCCTTCTTCGAGGAGTCCTTCTTCGCCGATCCCTTCTTGCTGGACTTTTTGAAGCCCTCCGGCTCCTCCTTCAGAACGGAGAGAGCGGACAGAGGCTCCCACCACTCTTTCCCCGAAGCGTCCTTGACCGTGCACGGGGGATCTTCGGCGTCCGGATCATCGATGGAGACGAGGATGCCGTCCCACTTCCCGTCTTCCTGCGAATTGTCGACGAGGACATATTGGCCGGCCTTCGTCGGGGTCTTCCCCTTCTTCGCCGGGGCCTCCTTCTTCGCCGGGGCCTTCTTGCTGCCCTTCTTCGCCGGGGCCTCCTCCTCCTCTTCCTCTTCCTCTTCCTCCTCGTCGTCGGCCTCTTCCTCTTCCTCTTCCTCCTCGTCCTCTTCCTCCTCTTCCTCCTCCTCGTCGTCGGCCTCCTCCTCTTCCTCTTCCTCCTCTTCCTCGTCGTCGGAGAGATGCACCGAGATCGCGGCCTCGTCTTCGAGCGCCTTCAGGATTTCGAGCAGGAGGGAGTTTTGCTCTTCGGAGAGATCCATCTCCTCGACGTCACCGGCGGCCTCGACGATCGCGGGAAAGTTCTCCAAGCCCTCGCCAAGCTTCTTCTTCCAGCGATTCCCCTTGAACCACTCGCCGGCCTTCTCGATGCCCATCGCAGCGAGGAGCTCTACCAACGCGACCATCGACACCACCAATTCCTTCATCTTCTTCTTACCCATCTCTGAGTCTCCCTAAGTGAAAGTGAAAAAACGAACATCTCTTCTATCCTCTTATCGGTCCGAGAACCGGACCGATGAAGGTTTTTGCTTTACCAAGTCGAAAGAACCGCTGGATTCCCGACATCTAAGCAAGCGGCCGTCGAGACGCATCGCAGAGAGTTATTCCTCCCTCTTCTCGTCACAATCCAATTCAATCGGTAAGCCCCGATCTCTTCCTCCTCTGGAGTCTGGTTGATTCCGATCATCCCGTTGACATGGGCAAGCTTCCTCTTATCCTCTGAGAAGTTCCTCTTCGAGATGATTCTCGTTTCGTAGGAGGCCGCATCGGATTGAGTCGCGGTGACGACTAGGCAATTCAAAGAGTGGGCGAGAGAGCGGAGCTTCTTCCACGTCGCATCGATCTGATGTCTATAGTCCAGCCTCCCAGATGGAGCTGCGAGGATGTCCGCATAATCGATGACGATCACATCTGGTTCCCATGCATCCCGCGACCATCCCTTCAGAATAGAGCCGATGCCTTCAACGGAGATCGAATCCGCGGGATGGCAGGAGAGTTTGAAGAAGGATTGCTTAGAGCGGACTCTCTTCTTCATCGTCTGCCTGCAGGAGATCCAAGCCTTCTGCCAGCAGAGGTCTGAGTGGAACTTCTTTGCCTTGACATCTATCGAAGGGACTCCCCCTTCTCCCTCTTCGATAGAGACGGGAATCTCTATCGTCCCAGCCTTCTCTGGGTGATGGGAGGCTCGAATCATAAGGCGCTGAATCATTTCGTCTTGGCCCATATCACCGACTGCGAAGAAGCAGACCTTCCTTCTCTGAAGCATCGCTCTCCACGCAAGATCGATCAGCCACCATGACTTCCCTCTCTTCTCCGGAGCCATGAAAGAGATCAGAGCATCTCTCTTCAACCGGTCTCCCATGAATTGCCCAAGAGGCCCGGGATAAGTGACGAGAACATGAGTCTCTTGGGAGAAGGCGGCGCGGACCGCCTCTTTATCTTGAAAGAGATCAATCCCCGCTCCCTGCCCGATCTCTATTTTGCGGAAGGACTCGGCCCGAGAGAGGGCCTTCTCGACTCTTCCTTGATCTACCTCTGCCTGAACGGATTCGACGTGCCTTTCAAGTTGAACTTGATTGAAGAGCGAGCCGGCAAGATCAATGATAAATCCTGGGTTGATATCGAACCCCTCTGCCTCATCACTCACTGCCTCTAGGAATCTCTCGACGAGAGAGATCTGCTTCTCATCATTGGCGGTCGAGGCCCATTGACGAAAGATAGGCTCTATGTGTCGACCGGGGGCCTTCTCATATTGGGAATAGTAGCCGCTGACCCAGCCGGCGACGAGATTCGCCCATCGAGAACGGAATGGCTCTCCTCCCTCGACCTCCTTCATTTTCTCGCTGATCTTCCCCGCGACTTCATCACAGAGGATCATTCCAACTAGGACTCTCCTCTCTTGGTCCCCTCCCTTCCTATGAACGACTTTCATTCCGGAACTCTCCTTTCATCTTCTGCCAATAAGAGCGGGCTCGATTCGGGTCGAGGCTGAACTCGGTGATCATCTCTATCATAGTCCGATTAAAATGAGGGCTGTCAATGTGGGCGTGCATCCCAGATAGAGACTTCGGCCATCCCTCCCACTCGAAAGCCATGCGATGCAGGCGGATCATCCAATTCGCGGTAAAGGCGATGGGAGAGAGCATTGATCTAAGAATGAATCGAGAGGTTCCATCTTCACCGTCCAGATGGGAGAGGAAGAGTTGATAGAACCGATAGGTCCTTTCTGCGCAGAGGCCCTCTTCTTCCTTCTCTCCGTTGGGCCAGAGGAAGCCGAGATCTCTCAACAAGAGGGTGATCTCCGGAGAAACGGACTCGATCTTCTTCTCTGATCCCTGACGAGACATGGCGGCTTCTATTCGAGTGAACTTCTGACGGAAAGACGAGGCGCTCATAACGACTGGGACATAGGGATCTCTCCCGTGATCCCCATACCAGACAATAGCTTTCTCGATTCGATCAATATCGACGGCCCTCATAAGGACTGACATCTCTGCAGTCCATCTTCCAAAGTTATACCGAGTCCTCGGCCTTCCAGTGATCTTTTTGAGATGATCTCGAAGGAGGACGGCGAGTCTCTCTGCCTCTGAAGAGATCTTCTCTAACTGGGTGAAGAGTTTCTTTCTCATAATGAACTTCTCCTTCCGCAAGCAATCTGGCCCCGCTAGGGGCCTTATTTCTTCTTTCCTATTATTTCTTCTTATATGGGGTCAGCGCTGACCCCTAGGTAGGGATTATGGATGACCCCACCCTACCCGCAGAAGATCGCACAGATTTCTCCATTCGATGCGCACATATCTCTTGGGAGGAATTCCTCTCATCTCTTGGGAGATCACTTCCAGTTCTCGCAGATAGCGAAGATGTCTCTTTTGCTGTTGATTAGAGACTCTCAGATGGGCGCAGATAGAAGATTTCTTCAGATAGACCCATTCTCTCGGATCTTCGGAACATCTCCTCTGATGCGAGATGAGAAAGGACAGATAGACGGCATCTGCCATGTCCATAATGTCGAGGAGGACGAGAGGAAAGGAGATCCACTCGCCGGGGCGGAAGAGACTGATAAGCATCCTCTCAGCATCACTGACGAGAGATGAGGGATCGGAGTTCTCTGAGCTCTCTGCCTTTTGCCTCTCCTGGGTCCGATGCTTTTTCGAGGATGATGTTATAGGTCTCTCCGGGGAAGACGGAGACTTGATCGATGATCGCATGGGCTCTCCTTTGCGCTTGGGGTTCTCTATCGAAGCAAATATAACGGACTGGGAATCGAGAGAGGATCTCTATCTGCGATTCCGTATAGGCAGTTCCCATCACCGCCGCCGCTCCTGGCCCGATTCTCCAAACATCGGTCGGACCCTCGACTAGGAGAATTGCTTTCGGGGAGCAATGATCCAGTCCGTAGAGGATGCTCTTTGCTGAGATCTTCTCTTGGTCCGGCTTTGCGTTGATATATCGGGCGGAGTGATTTCCTATAGATCGGGTCGTCCAAGAGACGATTTCCCCTTCATAGAAGATGGGAATAAGTAACCTCCAAGAGAGACGGGAGGAATTCCCTATACCTTTCACTCCCCATAGGGATTCGATCTCAGAGGGGGCGAATCCTCTTCTCTCTAGGTATCGATGATGCTGCGGGAGGAGATCAGAGTGGGGCGGAAGAGAGAGCTTCCCAGAGGTCTTGACTTTCCGCGGAGCGGGAAGATCGAAGAGAGGTCGGAGAAGAAGAAACATTTCCTTCTCAGAGCGCCCAGTGATGAGAGAGAGGGCGTCAGAAGAGCGGTGGATTCCGCAGCGCCAGCAATTAGAGAGATTGCCTCTTTCAACGAGGCCGAGATGATATTTGTGGGGAGAGTGAGAGCAGAAGGGACAGTCTATCTGGACCCATCCCTCCCGCGCATGATGATGCTCGCCGGCCAGCTTGAAGTCGATCTGAAGATTTGCGAGGAGGTCAGGAAGGCTCATGCTCTAGTAGCTCCTTCTCAAGTTCATCGAAGAGAGAGAAGTCGGACAGATTCTTCTTTCCGTCGAGGACTCGATCTACGATGATTCCCTGCTTCCTCTGCAGCAGATCGCAATGCATCTCCTCGACGGTCCCCTTTGCGACGAGATAATAGAAGTCGACTGGAAACTTCTGTCCCATTCGAGCTAGACGGTCTTCTCCTTGGAGAGCCTCAGCAGGGGTCCAAGGCAGCTCCACTGAGATTCCCGTCGAGGCGGAAGTATAGTTTGATCCTACTCCGGCCGCTCGATAATTTCCAAAGAGGAGTCTAGTCCCTCGGTCTTTTTGGAATAGATCGATTGCCTGCTGGCGATCTTTCCCTCTGATCTTTCCGTTGATCAGAACCGCCCCATGCTTTCGATATCTCTCATAAAGAGGAATCAAGATCTTGTAGTGGATTCCGAAGACGACGAGCTTCTCTCTTTCGGTATTCGCAAGGAAAGAATCAATCCATGAGATGACGGAAGGAAGTTTCATCTCCGCGACCAATCGCCATAGATGCATCCTCCGGACGACCCTCTGCGCTTGGATGACTCTATCTCTCACTGCCTCGCCGAGATGATCCCTTAGCCAAGAGACGTAGTCCGATTGGGCTCTCTTATATTCGTCTCTCTTCTCGATATCGACTGGAATGATGTGCCGGGTCTTCGGAGGAAGGTCTTTAAGGACATCGACCTTCCTTCGACGGATCATAAGACGCTCTTTCAAGATCTCATGCAGCTCGTCGAGATGGGTCGCCCCGTCGAATTTCCAGCCCCACGGAGTGAGCTTCGGTCCGCAATATCGATTCGCAAAGGGACGGAAGGAAGGGAAGAGGTCGGGGCGGAGCAGATTTACTATAGGATAGATCTCGCGGGGGCGATTCGTCAGAGGAGTGCCGGAGAGAGCAATAATCTTCTCGACTTTGGCCCCTAGTCTCTTCACTGCTTTTGCTCTCTTGGTCTTTCGGTTTGAGATATACTGAGCCTCGTCGATGATGAGAGATTCCGGGTTGACTGAGAGGAGATAAGGGAGCCAATCCCCGACGATATCATAGTTGACAATGATAATGCTCGTATGCCTGATTCTCTTCCGACGGGGAGGCTTCCTCCCTTCGAGGATCGTGACCTCTCTGCCGATGTGCATGGCGACCTCCCTCTCCCAATTCCATTTTAAGGCCGCCGGACAGACGATGATGCAGGGGTATAGATTTTCTCTCTCAACGAAGGTGAGGGATTGAATCGATTTCCCGAGTCCCATTTCATCGGCGAGAATGGCTCTTCCTCCGAATTTCTTTATGAGGTAGACCCCCTTCCGTTGATATCTCTTGAGTTTCGTCATTCTGATTCCTTTCGTTGAGATGGAGAGAAGAGGTCTGAGATCTCCGCAAAACTTTTGTCGATGCTCTGGCGATCCCAGCCGGCGAGAGAGAGGAAGCTCCGCAGAGAATCAAGGAAGGTCTTTGGTCCTCTCCTCGTCTTCCCGTCGAAGATGTATTTGCAGAGCTCTTCCGGGCATTCGAGAATCAGACGGATGACCCTCTGGGCATCCCAAGAGAGAATGTCGTAGTCCTTCATCTCTTGTTCGGGTTGGGGGATCAGAAGAACATCCGCTTCCTCATCATGCCTCTTGCGGACTCTGATTCGATGCCTAGCGACATCGAAGAGATGATGCGAGACCTTTTGATAGAGGAAGGAGGAGAAGGCAGATCGCTCCGGGTCATGGAGTCGATTCTCATGGATGTTCAGGAACACCCAGAAAGCCTCAGAGAGAAGCTCGGTTTCATCCGCCCGATATCTCGCGGCGATCCTTTTGGCAAGAGACTCAAGCATCGGCCGGTTCTTCTCGAAGGAGAAAGTGATTTCCCGGCGGAATTCTTCTATCTTCTCTCTGCATCTGGGACATCTCTTTGAGAGCTCTTGGCGATTGGCTCCCTTGTTGAACCACCCGAGACGGGCGATATGGAGATCGGGAATCTCGCAGCAGAGATCGATCCCTCTCTCTCGAAGCTCGGTGGTGATTTCCTCATGCCGATTCTTCAGATGCCGAGAAGAGATCTTCCCTTTGTTAGCAGAGCGGACTATGGACTGGGGGATCTCTTCGGACAGAAGATCGGCGACTAGATGAAGGTCTCCGTGCTCTTTCTTCAGATGGGAAGAGCACATGAGGAAGGGCTGAACCATCCACATTCGAGGCATTTCAAATTCTCCTTGGGAAAGAAAAAGGGGAGAGAGGATCTTAATTGATCCTCTCTCCCCTTTCAATCTGGACTCAAGAGGAGGTACTCAGATTTATCCTCCTCGAACTCTCATCTCATCCCGAGATTCCTAAGCAATGATCGACGGACTCCGGAGAGATGCCCGCCATCTTCGAGATGTCGTCTGCGATCTCTTCGACTCCTCCTCCGTCATTGGAGCCGATGATCAGCGAATAGACTTTCACCTTCTCCTTCTCTTTCCATGACAGGAAGCTCTGCTTCATTGCCGCATCGATGCGAACATGGCCGTCCGTCAGGATGATCATATCGGTCTTTCCCTTGGGCGCTCCGATCTCATTCCAGAGAGAGGGAACGACGGAGCAAGGGACATCGAGGGAAGTCCCTCCTGAGAAGAAGTGACCGATCCAAGAGAGGAGAGCCTCTTGATTCCATTTCCCGGGCTTTAGGATGCAGGAGGAATAGACTCGACCGGCTGCGAATCCGAAGAGGCAGCAATATCGATTCTGTTTCTTAGCGACCCATGCCATCGTGAGAGCGAAGGCTTTCGCATCGATGATTCGGTCTCCTCTCATCATCGAGGAGGATTCGTCGACGCAGAGGACAATCGGGCCGGCCTTCTTCTTCTCTCTGTCCTCTCTCTCGCGGGCCATCATCTGCCGGTCGGCAAACTTCTTCATCGCAGCGAATTCGAGATCCGGATCTGCGAAGGCGGCGAGTTCGAGAGGGAGGATGTTTGAGAGCTCCCCTCCCATCGTCACCCCTACCACATCATCGACCCCATGCTTTACTTTCGTCCTCTGCTTGCTCTGGGCCGCCCGTCGGAATCTCCCCGCTCTATCGCAGGTCTTCCGGACCATCGGATTATTTCGAGAGGCCAGATAGGCATCTATCACTTTCTTCGGGTTGAGAGAGGACTCGGGTCCGTTGGAGTCCCCGGGTTCGATCCCAAGAGACCGGCCCATTTCTTCGATCTCTTCCTGTTCCCTCTGGGCCTCTTCTACCGCCTTCGACGCGGCGAGGAGGGAAGAGAGATCGGGAGCCATCTCCCCTTCCCATTTCTTATTGGGAGGGGGCTGGGAATCGGGGTTCTTCCTCTCCTCCTTCTTCTTCAGGCGGAGGAATTGGTCGGCTATTTTTCGGGCGGCCATTTCAGAGGCCAACTCGTTCCCCTTCGTCGAGGCTCGCAGAGCCTCATAGTCCGGAGTCTCCGTCATCTCTTCGATGTATTTTTGACGGATCGCATCGGAGCATCGCCCCTCGTTCTTCTCCGGCAGGCGATTGAAGCAAAGGGTGAAAAAGTCGGCGAGTGCCTCTGTGGAGAGAGGGATCGCTTGGTCTGAGATCATCTTCGCTGCCCTCTCTAAGTCCCATTTAGAGACTTTCATCACCGTCGAGTTGATTGGGATCTCTTCGGAGGGAATCTCCTCTCTCGTTGTCGAGGAGGGAGGAGAGGGAGAGGGGGAAGTGAGAGAATCGTCGAGGCCCATAAGAGCCAAAAGTTCTTGCTCGGTCATTAGAGAATGCTCCCTTCGTAGACTTCATATCCTTCTTTCTCGACCTCCGGCCGGTCGTTGACGTGGACGATCTCGATATCCGGGCAGCTGGAGCTCGGGGAATGGAGAAAGGCAAAGGTTCGGAAGTCGATCTCTCTGCCATAACGGAAGAGGGCCTTGCGAATGATCTCGATGGCCCTCTTTTTCCCGACTCTCTCCGTGAGCCAGAGGATCACTTCATCGTGGACTTCAAAGGGGATGGCAAACTTGATTTTCATTGCTGCTTCCTTGGGAAAGGGAAAGGGGGAAACGGAGAGAGGGGAGGAAATCTCCTCCCCTCTCTCTTCTGATCGATCCTCTAGGGACGCGCGGCCGCCAAGACCTCTTTGATCTGGGCTTTTGAGAGGGAGGCCGGCTCTCCCCGGGTTCCCTTCCTGCCGCAGAGGAGCTGGGTCCGGATCGTTCCAGCGGCGACCGAGATCCCATGATGTTTGAGAGACTTCTCTGCTTCCTCGAAGGAGAGCCCATTGGCTCCCATCCAACGGATGACCGAAGTGACCGGGTGGCCGAAGAAGAGATCTCTTTTCCCCTCTCCTTCCTTCTTCGCCGGCGAGCTCTCCTTCTCGACTTGGATCTGCTTCACTTGGGCCAGGAGGGCTTGGTCGGTCGCGATGCATTCCTTATCGAGTCGCTCTGCCTCCTCCTTCAGATAGTGGGCATAGGCTTTGATTTTCAGTCGAGTCTCTTTGATCCGCAGGGCCGCATGCTCGATCGTATCGCTGCGGGTATGAATCGAGAAGTCTTGAATGTTCTTCTTGTGGTCCCCCAGCATTCGAGAAATGGAATCGGCGACCGATTCCTGAATGGCCCTATCTCCCGACGGGGTTCCGGAAGGGATGGGGAACCGCCGCAGAGAGCCCTCGATCTTCGTAAAGAAGAGATCGATCTGCGCGAGGAAGGAAGAGACTTCGAGAGGGACGAAATAGACTCCACCTTGGTCTCGCAGAGGGAAGAGTTCCTTCTCGTTCTCCCCCTTCTGATCGAAAAGCCGGTGGATGATCTTAGTGATGTCGGAGGTCGTCCTAGAGGAGATCTCCTTGTTGAGCATCTCTTGAGCTCGGGCTTCGAGATCGTGGTTCTCGCAGGTGATCTTCCCCGAGCTCTTGTCGAGAGTGAGGAAGACCTCCTTCGTAAATTTCCACTCGCTTTTGGCGAGCTCCTTCCGGGTGAATTGGAAGGTGATGGTTGAATCATCTTCAGAGAAGACATCGATCTGCTTCTCCTGCTCCATATGCCGGCAGGCCCGAGAGAATGCCCTCTTCGGGAGGATCTCGTTGGCGACGGAGGGATCGAGTCCAGCAGAGGAGAGCGCCTTCTTCACCAACTCATAATCGACGATCGTCCCGGTCTTGCTATTCGGAATCACGATCTCTCCCAGCATCGGGACTCCCTGCAGGTTGGCGATCATCTCGTTCGCTCGGGCGGCCCGCTTCTCTTTCTTCGTCGCATTCAGTCTCTTCGCATTCGTCTTCATCTTCTGGTTCTCCTAAACAAGGGATCAAAGGGAAAGAGAGAGGAAGAGAGGGGAGGACCAATCCTCCCCATCTCTTCGATGTTCTATGGGACTAGAGGGAGGCCAGCGCCTGATGCCGCCTCCCGATCTGGCAGAGGCGCTTCCGGATCTTCCGGGCCTCTCCCTTCGTCAATCCGGCCTCGTCGAAGACCTCCCGAACCGGTCGGACCTTTCCCCGTCCGATTCGCATCCCCGTCGCGCAGGAATAAATGCTCTTCGTTTGGCGATCCAAAACTTTCATGGCGCTCATTTCATCACTCCTCTGGTAAATGGAAATTGGAAAGGAACCTCTTCTCTGTTCTTATCGGTCTGTTCTCTTTTGGTCCGTTTAGGGACGGGCTCCGGTCACCTGGCGGAAGATCATCTCAATGTTCCCCGTCACCGCTCGAATGACCGACTCCTTCCTCTTATGGTTCGGGAGGGCCCGCAATTGATCTCGGATGTTTTCCAACTTGGGGTAGGCATCGGCGGCATTATTCGTCGCGATCACGTTCTGCGCTTGGAGAAGGAGTTCATTCAACCGATGTCCCGTCGGGTTCGCCATCCTCTCGACGATCTGCTCGCATTTCTTCTGCTGCTCTCCGGGTTCATTCCAAAGGATCGCAGAGAGAATAGAGAGATGTTCGGGGAGAACTTGATCACTCCCGTTCAGATAGGCATATGCCTTGATTGCGGAGACTGATTTCTTCCTCCGTCGGTCTCCGGGGACGATTCACTCTTCCTTGCGTTTCTTCAGGATCGCAAAGCAGAGATCGATCTCTGCCTCCTTGAACTCGATCTGACCCGCCTCGGCTCCCGCCTGCCGGATCTCCTCCGCGGTGATCGAAGTCGAGAGACAAGGGGTGGTGTCCCCGAACATGAGCCTCCTCTGCGATTCTGGATCGTCGGAGATGGGCTTTACCGTCCGTCGATAGAGGAAGCGATCAAAGAGGGCTCCGAGTTCCTCTTGCTCCGCGGGCCATTCGTTCGAGGCGCTGATGCAGATGAGGAGAGGGCATTTGACGAAAGACCCGTCCCCCTTCTCATAGATCCTCTCGTTGAAGATCTTCAAGCAGGTATTGAGAATCGCAGAGGAGGCTTTGAAGATCTCGTCGAGGAAGGCGACCTCGGCTTCGGGGAGCCGGCAAGTCGTCACTCGAACGAATTGGTCCTCCTTCATCTTCCGAATGGAGAAGGGCCCGAAGATTTCTTCTGGAAAGGTGTATCGGGTCATAAGATGGGAGAATGCCTTTCCTCCTCCCAGCCATCCGACGATCGTATCGCTGAGAAGGGACTTGGCGGTGCCAGGAGGGCCGACGAGGAGGGGATTGTCTTGGGAGATCATTGCGGTGAGGACGAGATCGATCTCCTCCTCTCTCTCGATAAGGGCCCGGTTCATCTCCTCTCGGGTCTTCGCGAACTTCTCCTGAACGGAGAGGGAGGAGAGGAAGGAGGACTTCTTCGCGGGGCTCATTCTTCGTTGCGCCATTTCATAGACTCCTAAAGCAAAAGGGAAAGGGAAGCAAAAGGGAAGGGAGAGGAGAGGGATCAATCCCTCTCCTCTCTTCGGATCTCATCTATCAGTCTTCGCCGTCTGTTCGGAGAACGACGACCTCCGGAGGCCAGCAGGGCTCCGCCTCATCTTCGTCGAAAGCGAATCCGCTGCGGCTATAGGCGCTCTCTCGGATCGACTCATCTCCCGTTGGGACGCATCCCAGAATCGGGAGGGCCTGCATTGTGTGGCAATAATCTCCATAGTCCGCAGAGGCGACGACCGGGACATCATTGGGGATATCGCGGAGGATTCTCTTCAGCTCTCCGACCGTCATTGCATTGGGGAACTTCTTCATCTCTCTTTCTCCTCTCATCTCTCATTAGGGAAGGGATGGTCTCTCTAGGAATAGATTCTCTGCTCGCAGGGGGCAATCGCATTCAGGACAAAGGAGAAAGCCTCCTCCCGTCGGGAAAACCCCTCCTCATCGAGAGAGGCCAGGATCTCGTCCCAGTTTTTGTCCTCTCGGACTTGGGAGAGGAAGCCCTCCTCTCCGCTCATCTCTTCGATTTCCTCCGCAACCATCCTCTTCGCATCCTCGAAGGGAAGAGGCCCTCTCTCCTCTTTCTCTTCCTCCTCTCCCTCGATGAAGGAGGAGGTAGTGAAGATCATCGCATCCAGTCCGGAGAGCTCCGCTCCGGAGAGCTTCATCAGTCCATTAAGGACCATCTTCCGGAGGCCGGCATCTCTCTTGAAGACTCGGCCCAGCCGGCGTCCGATCGTTTCGACGAGGATCTCTTTTTGCTCTCGATTCATCTCTAGGGCTCCTTCTGATCAGTAGGAAGTGACTTTGATCCGTCGGCCATGAGAGGCCGCGAGCTTCGCCGCTTGGGAAATCGTCTCGAATCGTCGGATGGCTCCGAGTCCCATGAGGAAGACGGCCTTCTGGGCATCGTTGCTCTTGGTCCAAGGACCGGGGGCAGAGCATTTCAGAGGGGAGGGGTCTTCGATCTTCAGAATGTCTGCCCGGGTGATCTCCTCTGCTTTCTTCGGGGAGGATGGGATTTTGCTCTTCTTCATTTCATAGACTCCTAAAGGGAAAGGAAACAAAAGGGAAAGAGGAGAGAGGGGAATCGAACCCCTCAGACCCCCGTCGGGTCTCTCCTATCTGATCTGGACTTCTCCCTTGATGCGAGTGCAGGGATTAGGGAGGAGAGATGCGATCTTAGCGGCTCCAGCGGTCTTTTGCTTCTCCTTGGGCAGATTCGCATTGGCGACTCGATGGACGGAGGGGAGATTCAATTTATCCCCTCGATTCACTCCGAAGAGATCTCCCTCGAAAGTGAGCCAGAAGAATCCGTCCCCCTTCGCGTCCTCTCCCCATGCGTTCGTTTTCATCGGCTCTCTGATTTGCTCCTCGCTCCTCTCGAATTTTCCCGTCGTCCCCTCTAGGGCCAAGCGGAGGCAATTCGATTCCGATCCGAGATCTCGAATTAGTCTCTTTAGGGAGGAGAAGATCTCCTCTCCCTTGTTTACTTCGGTCCATGCTCGCCGGCAGGCTTTGAGGATGGGCTCATGCCTCTTTGCCCTCTCGCGATCCTCATGGCTCCAATAACTCGGACTCGCCTTGGCCTTCATTTCCAGTCCGGCAGAATGAATGAGGTCGAGGATGTTTTGGCGGGTGATGAATTCTCTCTTGGTCATCTCTCAAGTCTCCAATGGAAAGGGGAAAGGGGTTCTAGCGGATGTCCTCATATTCGCAGACTTCGGCGATCCTTCTGAGAATCAGAGAATCGGAGTCCTCCGAATATCGAGGAGTGAAGTAGAGGGCGAAGGAGGACAAGATCTTCTGTCTCTTCTCCTCACTGAGCCACTGCTTTTTGGCATATCGACGGGAAAGAGATTCGAGTCGGGTAGGGATAAATGGCATCTCTCAAGTCTCCGATGGAAAGGGGAAAAGGGAAGGAAAGGGGGAGGGGAGGGATCGATCCCTCCCCTCTCTTCTGATCGGCGATCTATCGATGCGACTTCAACTCGGCCATCTGCTTCTTCGAGAGGCCGGCGGGTTCTCCCCTCTCTCCTCGGCTCCCCGCTTTGATCTGGATTTTGCAGGTTGCGATAGAGAGGGAGGCTCCCATCTTCGTCAGGACTTTGAGCGCCTCTTCGGGTTCCCATCCCCCCGTCTTTCCCATCCAGCGCAGAATGGCGGTCGGGGCATAATCGAAGATCTTCACCCGGGTCTCTCCTCCCTTCTCCTCCTTCCCCGATTCCGAGCGCTGGGGCTTCGTCTGGCGGGCTTTCTGGGAGGAGGAGGATTCCTTCCCCTTCTTCTCCCCCTGCTCGTTCTGGGCGCGTTCTGGCGCATTTTGGGAAGGGGGAGGAATGATCTCCTCCGGAAGCTTCGGGGCATTCTTCCGATTCAGGGCCTCCGCCCGGGCGAAAGAGGCATTGATCTTCTCCCGCTGGATGAGGTGCGCCCGATGAATCAGGGCCCCGGTGATCTCCTTGGGATCGATTCCGGCCTTCTTCAGGAGTCGGGCGTCAAGGGCGACATGCTGGCAGGACATCGCTTCGGAATCGGCGAGGGCGGCGATCCTCTCCTCTAGGGAGATCTCCTCTTTCTTCGTTCTCTTCGCCGGGGTCTTCTTCTCTTCCTTCTTCTGATTCGCTTTCGCATTCTTCTCGTTCATCTTCTCGGTCTCAGTTTTGCCAGCCTTCTTCTTCAGGGCCTCCCCTGCGGTGAGATTTCCCTTCTTCACTTCTTCGGCGAGGGCGGCGTTCTCCTCCCTCCCTTTCTTCATCTTCGCGATGGCCTTCTTGTTCTGGGCGGCGATCTTCTGCGATTCGGTTTTGGTGCTGCTCTTCTTCATCTCTTCTTCGGCTTGGAAATGGGAAACAGGAAATGGGAAAGATGAGAGAGGGGAATCGAACACCTCTGACCCCCGACGGGTCTCTCCTAGAGGAACTTTTGAATCGTCTCGATGCGGATTGATTCGAGATCTTTCTCTACTTTCTCTTTCATCGCCTCCACCCGGGCGATTCTCCGATCAATCCACCGGAGATCCTTTCGAGTCATATCGGATTGGCCGTCCCCTTTCTCGACGGAATGACAATCGAATTCCTCTTGCCAAAGGGTTCTCTTCTGGCGGAGAAGGGATAGGGAGCTCTCGAATGAGTTCATGGGATGCGATCCTTTCTTAGATCTCGATGTTTTGGATGGACTCAAGGAATCTGGCGAAGTCGTCGAAGGAGATTCCCTCGGCTTCATCTTCATCTATCGAGACATAAATGCAATTCTCGAATGGGAGGCCATCTCCACCGAATCGCCAGAAGTCCCTCGTCGAGATTTCATAGCGATTCATTTCATCTCGAACTTCGGCGATCGTTTGGCCGTCCCAGTTGAATTCGAGAAAGAGGCGATCTTTCTCGCGAATGATCTCGACGGCCCCAAAAATCTGGCTGCTCATCTTCAGGGTGATTTCTTCGTTCATCTCATCAACTCCTTGGGAAATGGGAAAGGAAATCTTCAGAAGGGGAGGAGGGAATCGAACCCTCCTTCGTTCACCCGGAATGGAACCCCCTTCAATCTCCCCTTGATTCCTCGCTCCTTCCGAACCCTTCGGATATCTGCGAGGCGGGCTAGGGAGATCATTGCCCCTGCCAGATCGCCCATTGATCTGCCAGGAGTGGGAGGCTTCCGGAGGGTCTGAGGGCTTCTCATGGCTCCTTAACGCATTCTCCCGTCCTCCCCTCTCGATTCTCCCGAATGGAGAGAGGAAGGATTCCGAATTGTCAAAGATCGTCCTCTCTTCTTTCTCGATTCTCCCGAATGGAGAGGAGGAGAGAGGGGTTGGCTGGCTCTGGATCTCTTTCGGGGATTCCCTCGCTCATGGGAAGGATTCGAGGGGGGAGGATTCGAGCGGCCCCGACTCCTCCTCCCATCCCCGCGGGCCAACCAACCAGATTTTCAAAGATCAGCCTTCAATCTAACCAATCTCGGATCTAAAGGAAGCCCAGGGTGAACAGATTCTGGGAACAAGAAGGGGGGAAATTGGCCTAACTTGTTAATTTCCAACAGACTTGGACGCGGAAAAAAAACTTTGGAATTCTTTCCATTTTGTTCGCCCCTCCCCGGAAAACACCCCCTTCCGGATGTTTCGATGTTCCTTCGGAGTGATCGGATTTACCTCCCAAACTCCCCTCCAAAAACTGGGACATTTGGGAGTTTCCCGAAACATCCGAAGGGGGGAGATTTTGGGGATCGATCCTCCCTCTTTCCCGATTTCTTCCTGATTCTCTCTGCCATCCCTTCGATGTCTCTTGAATTCCCTAGAGGGAATCGATTCAATCTGAGGGACTCAGAGACTCGAATCAGAAAGAGAGAGAGGGGAATCAATGGGGAAAGCGCTCGATCTATTTCGTCCATCCTATTATGTCCGCGCCTATGAATTGGCGGCCCTAGGACACTCCGACCGGAAGATGGCGAGGGAGTTTCAAGTGAGCCCCGACATCTTCAAGAGATGGCGGCAGCTGAAACCCGCCTTTGAGGAATCGATCAAAAAGGGGAGAGGGAAGTTCCGTCAGGGTGGTGGCCTGACGGAAAGGCAGAAAGCCTTTTGCAGAGAGTATTTGATCGATTTGAATGCGAAGAGGGCGGCGATCCGCGCCGGCTATTCTCAGAAGACCGCCTACATTTCTGGGCATGAGAATCTGAGGAGCCCCAGAATCCAAGCCCACTTGAAAGAGAAGATGGAAGAGAGGGCCAAGGCCTGTGAGATCGATGCGAAGTGGGTCCTTCAGAGACTCATCCGAATCGCCGACGCGAATATTCAGGATGCCTATGACGAGGAAGGGAATCGGCGGGCGGTGAATCAACTTCCGCGGGATCTAGCCTACGCTTTGAGAAAAGTCCGGACCTCGCCGAGAGTGAAGAAGGACGGACTTACCGAAGAGATCTTAGAGATTTCGGTCGCCGATCAAAGGGCGGCCCTAGAGCTCATCGGCAAGCATCTAGGGATGTTTGCTGAGCAGGTAAATGTTAAGCATGACGGGGCTCTCCTCCTCGATATTCTCGATGCGAAGGAGGGCAAAGGACCCCTCATCGTAGACGACTCCTTCATCGAGAAAGAAGCGAAGGGATAGAGCCATGGTTTGCATTGCGAAGGAAGAGGAGAGAGGGAGGCCGAAGGATTCGTGGAAGATGAAGAAGATCTTCCTCGAATCGATCCGTTTCGTCTGGCCCGAAGGGGTTGGGGATCGCCGGCAGATGAGAGTCATTATCCGGGTCTATTCGATGGGCTGGGTCGATGCTCTCATGGCGACGAAGCAGACGGAGGATTTGGCGGACTGGGTCGAGAACGCCTGCTCGATGATGAATGATCCTGCGTGGATGCCGGACGACTCGTGGATTTGGTGGAAGTAGAAAGGGAGAACTCATGCGCATTCCGTTCAAGCGATATGGAGGAAAGGGAGTCATCTCACAGTGGATCATTCCCTATTTGCCTCCGCATCGAATCTATGTCGAGCCCTTCTGCGGATCGGCGGCCGTTCTGTTTAAGAAGCATCCTTCCCCAGTGGAAGTGATCAACGATCTCGATGCGAGATTGATCAATGCCTTCCGGCAGCTGAGAAGCAAGCCGGAGATCCTCGCCGCTCTCCTCTGGGCGACTCCGATCTCTCCGGTCGATCTTCAGGGTCCGAAGAACGAGAAGATCTCTTCGGATGACCCAATGGAAGATGCCCGCCTCTTCATCTCTCAGTCAATGCAATTCTTCTCCTCCCCTCATGAGTCGAGGACATGGGGAATCAAGGATGAGTCCCTTTCAAATCAGGTCGCGAATTGGTGGACTCGAATCAAGCCGGCCGCGGAGAGGCTTCGGCGAGTGCAGATCCTTCAGAAGGATGCGGTAGAGGTCATCGAGCGATTTGATAAGTTCGATGATGTCCTCTTCTACGTCGACCCTCCCTATGCCGGGCATGAGGACGAATACTCGATCAAAGTGGATTATGATCGCCTCGCCAAGGTTCTCAAAGCCTCAAAGAACAAGGTGATCGTCTCCGACTTTGAGGCCCGCCAACCGATCTGGGAAGGGGAGGGATGGTATTCCCTCTCCAAAGAATTCACTCGAGTCGCCGGCTCTCGTCAGAAGGGCAAGAAGAAGCCGAAGAATCGAGAGTTCCTCTTCCTGAATTTCCCCCCTCCTTATCAACGGCCCAGACGAAAGGGATTTGGTCTATGCTCGAAGATGCTCTTCTCGCCGGAGTGAAGAAGGCTTTCCTCGATTCGTTTTTGATCTTCCTCGCATGGTCCTTCCTCTTCGGGTTGGTCATTGCGGTGATTCATTTCCTTGAATTCCTCGACTCCCAATGTAGAAAGGACGAAGACGAGCCATGAACCGAGAACTTCAAGAGGCCCTCATTTCGATGCGGGAAATCGTCCCTCGCGGGTGGTGGGCCATCTATCAAGGATGTCTGCAGACTGGATTCGATCGCTTCCAGTCTTTCGCTCTTTTGCAGGCTTACATCCTCTCCCAAAACCCGAACGGAATCCAACCGCCGGGCGGAAACGGACCCTCATCCAACGACCCAGAATAGGAGAACGAAGGCAATGAAAATCCCCTTCAAAGAGAAAGCCGAGATCGCCGGCGAGGCCCTAGAGAAGCTGCATCTGGGAGAGCCCATTCCCGATGATACTCTTTCGACGGGAATCGAGATCCTGACCTCTCTTGTGATCTGCCTCCGCGAACTCGGGCCGGTCTTTCATTTGCCCTATCAAGCTCTGTCGAGAGACCTCGATACTCTGAAGGGATTCCGCCAGAGTCGAGGATCTCGCCGAAGTCTCTTCGTCGAGAATCAGGGACGGGATGACATCAACCGGATGAGGAGAATTAAGCGATGAGGGCTACTCGAAGAGATGTCTATGATGCGCGGGTCGAATCCGCCCGGCAGATGGTTCTCTTTCCGAAAGAATGGAAAGCCTACGATCGCTGCCGCCCGAAGAGCAAGAGCCATTATCTAACTCGCCGAATTGGCGAAGTGGAGAGGATCTATCCGTCGGGCTGGATGGGGATCGATTCAAAGGAAGGAGTCCTCAGAATCAGGATGACGGAAGATAATCAGATTCTCTTCGATGCCGGGGAGAATTGGGAGAGGATCTAATTCAGAGAGAATAGAAAGACAGAAGGACTAACAGCATGAGCAGCTATGACTTGTTCCATGAGGCGAAGAAATCCCTTGATGAAGCGAAGCCCATTCGCGCCCTTATCTATGGGGTTCTCTCTGTCGCCGAGGCCTTGCATTCCGTGGTCGATGCGATTGATTCGATCCGTGATCACATCGCTCTCGGACCGAAGGACGATTCCACCCACATCCGGTTCGTCCATCGAGGGGAGACTATCGAAGATTTCAAAGTGCCTCTATCGGGCTGGGTCTGGTTCGATGAGTCCGGCCTCTTGGGAGCCCATGAGATCTACCCATCGTTTGAGGCCGCCGAAGAGGCTCTCGTTCGCTATGTGGAATTTCTCGATAGCGATCTCCGTCGATTCGCGGAGGAGATGGGAGACGCGACGATCGGCGAGGGGAGGGCAGAGGGATGATGTCTTTTAAGATGATGCTTTGGGATGTTCCTCTTTTGAAGGATGGCTTTCGGGCCTTTTCTTTGAGCCCTCCTTCTTCTCCCTTCGTTTTAGTGAGGGTGGCCTCTTTCGGTCCTTATCGGATTAACAGGGCTTTCTCCGCTAGGACCGACTCGGAAGGAAGGGACTTGATTCATCTTCTCCTCGAAGGAAGTGACTTGTTTCATCTTCTCCTCGAAGAGAGGGACCCTCGTCCGATCTTTACCGAAGAGATTTGGCCTCATCTTCTCTATCCCTATGAGAGAGAGGTTCGAGTCGATGAGGTGATGCAGAGGTCTCTCCCTCTTCGTCTCATTTTTGTGGATGGGACTTGTCTTGATGTCCCTTCGGCTTTGATCGTCTCTTGTGATCGGTGGTCCCTTTCTTTCCGTCCCTTTGCCTCATGTGAAGGAGTCTTTTGATGAGGGAGAAACCCTTCAATATCTGGTTCACTGATATGCTGATTGGCGGTCCGTTCAATGGGGAGATTCGACCTCTTCCAAGGGATCTGCTCGTCGTCGATCTTCCTTCTCCAAACTCTCGCGATTTCGTCTCTATCGTCGGATCTGGAGATGTCTCCGTTCCTCCGGTTTTTTCTCTCGTCACTTACTTCCGGACGGAAGCGAAGGTCTCAGAGGAGGCTGAGGGAGGTCCTTTCCCGCCCGGCATCACGATTGTCTTTTGGAGGGAGAAAAGTCTCTCTCCCTATGAGGCCGGTTGGAAGCTCTTCTCTGAACTGGGAATGAGGGGATAGGCGGATGGTCCCAAAGACTCGATATGCGTCGGCGGTCGAGCTCCGACGCTTCTCTAAGTGGGTAGATGATCCCCTTCTCTTCTGCGAGATGTGCTGGCCGGAGATGCGTCTCTATTCCAAGCAGAAAGAGATCCTCCTCTCCGTCAGGGATAATATTGAGACCTATGTCCATGCGGCAAATGAGATGGGGAAGGACTTCATCTCTTCCGTCGTGGTCCTCTGGTTCTTCTGCTCTCGAAAGCCCGCCAAGGTTCTCACGACTTCTTCCTCAGAGGATCAACTCGAAGGGGTTCTTTGGGAGGAGATAAAGCAAAGGATTGAATCCTCCGCGGTCAATCTTGGCCTTTCCCTCGACCATCTGCGAATCAGGAGGAGGACGAGAGAGGGAGGGGTCGAGCCTCTCTCTTTCGTCAAGGGGAAGGTGGCGAAGAAGGGAGAGTCCTTTCAAGGATTCCATCTGCCTGAATGGGGAGATGTCCCTAGAGTCTTGACCCTCATCGATGAGGCTTCGGGCGTCGATGATATGACAAAGGAAGCCTGCGAGTCTTTCTCTGATCGAGTTCTCGTCATCGGGAACCCTCTCAACACTAAGAACTTCTTCTTCCGCGGATGCAAGGGAGGGAATCTAGTCGACCCAGCCGGAGATAAGGGACTCCTTCGCAAAGTGATTCATATCGGGGCAGAGCATTCTCCCAATGTTCGACTCGCTCAGAGAGAAATCGAAGAGGGAAGGACTCCCTCTCGAAAGACCCTGATTCCGGGCCTCGTCACTTATGCTGATTTCCTCCGTCGAGAAAAGAAATGGGATAAGATCAAAAGGACTCAGAGGCTCCACGGGCACTTCTATGAGGGCTCGGAGTCTCTCCTCTTCCCTCCGGATTGGCTCGACCTTTCGGAGAGAGTCTATGCGAAGGCCGGCTCCTCGAAGATGGGCCTTGCGATGGGAGTCGATACGGGAGCAGGCAGAGATCTCACTGTCTGGACGATCGTTGATTGGTGGAGAGTGATTTTTCAATTTGCGATCCCGACCCCAGATACTTCCGTCATCACGGGGAAGACCATTGCTTTTATGAGAGAATATCGAGTCCCTCCGGATCAAGTTTGTTTTGACTTCGGAGGGGGAGGAAAACAAATAGCCGATCATTTGCGACGGATGAATTATCCTGTCCGTTCGATTCTTTTCGGAGAGAAAGCATCGCAGAGGAAATCCCCTAAGAGTTCCTTTGCGAAGGGGAAAGTCTTCGAGGAGAGAATGGTCTTTAAGAACCGCAGAGCAGAAATGTATTGGATGCTGCGGGAGATGTTCGATATTGAAGAGACTCTCGCCTCTAATCCTCCTCACGATGTGATCACAGTTTGCTCTTATCGAAGAGAGGATGGATCGACTTGGGTGGGCCGTGTCTTAGGGATCTCTCCCGATATGAACGAACTCCGCCAAGAGCTCGCAATCCTCCCCCTTCAATATGACTCGGAGGGGAAGCTCTTTCTGCCTCCGAAAGATCCCCGCCCCTCGGCGACGAAGACTGGGAATACTGAGAATCAGATCACTCTGCGCTCGATGCTGGGAAGAAGCC